GTTGCCTCTGCTACCCCTAGCCCGGAACAAAGAAGACGATTAAGTCTACTTTGAACCTCTCATCGCCAACGCCGTACAAGCATGCTTGTACGGCGTCTCGTGTACTGACTGACTGCAAAGGCAGGTTGACACAATAATGAGTCAATCTGTCCGCGGATTGATGCAGGTTCCGCGGAGAACTGTTGTTGATTGGAGTCTAAAGGAGTATTACTACTCCCTACTTCGGTAAAGTACCGGAGTAACATAGACCATCCAGCAATAGTCTCCGTAACCTTGAGCGGTTCAACGTCGCGTACCCGATACTCCTGTTTCTGGAGATCGTTGTTGGTACGGCGCCGTAACCGTTCAGTCGTTCCGTCAGGTGCTTGTCGAAGGGAGGGAGCTGAAAGATTCAGCTCCTGACCCGGTATATCACCATAAACTTTGGTGAGACACTCTACGATATAATCGTAGGTTCGATAGCACTTCCTATCGTAAAACTGGTTCGCATACGCGATCCAGGAAACGTAGGAATCAGGGCTGGGTGTTGACGACCAAACTGTCCTTATGCGGACAGGAGTGACTTTGACGCCCTTGAATGCGTCACAGCCACAGGATTCGCGAAAGAATCCATTGGTGCAGCTCTTGTCCTTGTTGACTTTAAGTCCAAAGGATTCGAGCTGTTCGATTGCGTCTTCGGCGAAAGCCGTTGGGACAATCACATCATCACCGTACACCAATATACGCTCACGCGTATAGAGGTCCCGAGCTGCCGCCGTTAGGATCGCCCAAACAGTAATCGCAAGGACGGGAAAGCATAAACTGCTTCCCATCGGTGCGAACTTGTTGAGGGTAATGATCCTTCCGTCCGGTAACTCTGTATACAGACTCCTGCATGCGTCCAGGTACGTATAAACGTGACTGGGAAACAGCAGGCGAACCAAGCCAGTACTAACACGATCCGAGGCCTCGTTAAGGTCAAGGGTCGCGTACCTACCAGTCTGGGAACCCCAAAGGGCTCCGCACTGATTAGGGTACTGGTGGGTGAAGTTAACAAGCCCTTTCGTAAGCTTGTGAGACTCCACCAACTCAACTAGACTACGTCCTAACCCTTGCTGGACCCATTGATAATCAACGGGCTCACAAGAGATCAGACGTGGTCCTCGCGAATCTTTAGCGACGAGCACAACGCGCGCCGGTAAAGACTCATCCGTAAC